GTGCCTATCCTTTACGCTGTTAGTAATGCGTTTGGGTATGTGAATGACGATACTAAGAGTGAGTAAAGATGTGTGTTTAGTGTGTGCCCTCAACTGTGTGTGTTCGGTTGGGGGCTTTTTTTATTAAAAATAGTTTACTATCTTTGTGCAAAACACACAAACACATGGGAGCAACTACCAAACAGCTACAAGACAAATTAAACATGGCTAATAAAACAGTAGCCGAATTGATGGAGCAAAATGCCCTACTTACTGATGACTTACAAAATGCCAATCACGACATTGACAAGTTAATTAAATCGGTGAACGATGTAACAGCCGAAAACTACGCACTAAAAGCCGAGATTGAGCGCACTAATAGGCATATTAATTTAGCTGAAAATGTCATAAACGCTAAAGAGCAACAACCGTTAGTAGTCAACCATTATCATAATTGTACGATAAACAAGTAAAAATGTTTTAGGGTTAAAAATGGGGCTGACTTATTCTTAGGTTGGCTTTTTTGTTTATATTTGCACTCATGACATTCACATCAAATAATCACCCCAACGATAAGTTTTTTGCAGCACTGTTACTAGGCTGCATACTTTGTATAGCTGCATTTTTTATATTGGTATCTAGTAGCTGCAAATCGAGTGAGAAACGCCAAGCCAAGTTATACGGCAAGTTCGACAAACTGAAACGTAAAGCAGATGCAGACAGTGTGCTAAAGGTAGTGCCGAGTAAATGGAGTTTGGCTAATTTCCCAGTCAAATTAAGTGGAACTAAAACCGTTTATTTGCCGAGTAAGAAAATAATTACACATGATACGGTAACTAAAATAAGTCAAGTTAATGACACCGTTTACTTGACAAAAACCATTACCAAACATATACATTCAGTTGACACACTACGCACAACCGACACAATACTAGATAATAGACCATTGACGCAATTACAGACCGATTACAGGGCGTTAGATGCTAAGTTGATACAATCTATCACTAAGGCGGAGATTGCCACAGAAACGAAAAATAAACAGCGTGGTAAGTTGTTATGGAGTATTGGGTTAAACATACTATTAATACTGCTTATAATTGCACACTTTTTGCGTAGATTTGGAATATTAAACTAGTCAAGTCGTTTCAATGGTAAGACGGCATATTTGCTGATACGGGTTCGAGTCCTGTCTTGACTAAGGTTTTTTCATAAGGATTAATTTTCCCTGACTATTTCTACAGTTGGGGTTTTTTATTGCTACCTTTACCACCAATAAGTGTAAGCATATAATTTGACATTGCAATAAATTAGTAATAATATACCTTTACATCATGAAAGACGCAATCAGCATACAGCGAATTACTACACTACACCCATTAGTACGTGATACCTTTACAAAGTTCATAGATGCCGCAGAAAGCGAATTAAATATAACGCTAAGGGTAACACATGCCTTACGTACAATAGCCGAGCAAAACGCCTTATATGCGCAAGGTCGAACAACAGCAGGTAAGATAGTTACTAATGCTAAAGGTGGGCAATCGTTTCATAACGTAGGACTTGCCATTGACGTAGTGGAGTTGGTAGGTAAAACTGTAAATTGGAACTTTGATTACAGCAAATTAAAGCCTATTGCAGACCGCTTCGGCATAGAGTGGGGCGGTACATGGAAATTTGTTGATAAGCCCCATTTCCAAATTACATTTGGATATGATAAGGCTACCCAATTAGCAGTACTACCAAAAGATAGTAAAGGATACCCAATAATAAAATAATAATTTCAACCTACTTAAATTTGTGTATTTTTGCCGACATTATTCACATAACTGCAAATAATGGCTAACCAATACACAACAAGTAAGTATGAGTATTTGAATGATGAAATATTAGCGGAACTAAATAACGGCGGTTCAGCAGCAGGTACAGCTAGAAAAATAGTAGATAAACATAAGTTAGATGTAACCCCCGAAGCATTTAGGCTACATATTAGAGCATTACAAAAGAAACAACAACACCCACTACTTTCAGATGAATGTGAACAACTAGGAATACCGCTAGACAATGTTAAACATTATTGGCATAAAGGTAAATCATTTAGCATATTCGTTAAAGGTCAGCAAGTTAGCTATGAAGATATACGCAATTCTATCATAGCAGATATAACCAACTATGCACCCATATACCCAACCATACAATACAATCAAGACAGCGAAGGTTATTTGCTAGTAATTGACCCAGCAGATATACACTTAAACAAGTTGTGCAGTGCCTTTGAAACCACAGAGGCTTGTAACCACGACATAATTTACAATAGAGTAATTGAGGGCGTAAAGGGTATATTAGGGTACGTGCGAGGGTTTAAGATTGACCAGATACTATTCGTAGCAGGTAATGATATTCTGCATGTCGATAGCCCTAAAAACACCACTACATCAGGTACGCCACAAGATGCGTCAATGATGTGGTATGATGCGTTTGTATTGGCACGTAAATTGCTAACAGAGTGCATTGAATTACTACTACCTATTGCACCAGTTCACTTTCAGTATAACCCTAGTAACCATGATTTTACCAATGGTTTTTTCCTTGCGCAAACAATACATGCATGGTTTGCGAAATGCGAAAATATCACATTCGATACCTCAATGCAGCACCGTAAGTACTACACATACGGTCAAAACATAATCGGTACTACACATGGCGATGGTGCAAAAGAAACGGATTTAGCGTTATTAATGGCACATGAAGTAGGTGAGAATTGGCACAAATGCAAACATAGATACTACTATACACATCACATTCACCATAAGAAAAGTAAAGAGTATATGAGTGTATGTGTGGAGAGTTTACGTTCGCCAAGTGGTACTGACGGTTGGCATCATCGCAATGGGTATCAACATGCACCAAAAGCAATAGAGGCGTTTATACATAGCAAGAATAACGGTCAGATAAGTAGGCTTACGTACATATTTTAAATGAAATAGCCCACTAAATAATAGTGGGCTATTGTTTATTTTGTGTTTATTTCCCTTTGCAAGTACCATAATGCTTTTTTCAAATCTTGTTCTTTATTCCCTTTCCTATCAGCACGTAAAAGGTATTTTAAAGCGTTACCCATATTGAAATTTAGCTTAAAAGCATCAATAATATCTATTACCTCATACCCATCTACATTATAGTGTTTAGGGTGGTTAATCATGTCGGGTTGTTCACTCATTTCATATTGTTTAAAAAGTTATCAAAATCTTCGTTAGCCATTATATTTTTCAAAGTAGCACTAAACTCAATCTTATCTTTACTACCAAGTTTATATGCACTTAGCCAGGCATTTACATACGATTGTTTAACCATCTCATAAACCACACCAGCAAGTACCATTTTAGACTGTATTTCGGCTTCAATTTCGCTTTGTGGTATTATCTCTACAAATGGTTTATTTTGAGCTGCATTTAGCTTAGCAACAAGCAATTCGGCTATTTTAGTTTGTTGGGTGTGTGTCATTGTTTATGTTTTTTAAGTATGTTCATTGCATCGTTTAGCACACTAATAGTAAATGCTAACATTATGCAGTTAAGGAATATTAAGCCTATTATAATTTGCTGCATTAGTCAAGTAGTTTAAACAAGTGAGGATAATCTGGGCAAAATGTAACCCATCGTAACGGATTAGTTTCCTCATCATGACCCCAACATAGGTCGCATAGGGCGTGTTGCTTAGGGTAAAGTATATCGCCTTTGAACAAGTGCGTAAAATGTGGCATCGGTGCTATTACCTCGTAGCGTGTGTTATTGCTCATTATAGTTTGCTTTAAGTGTTTCCAAATGTTGTATTGCCTTATCGCTTTCCTCACGTATTACACGTATCATATCGTCTGCTAATGGTGGCGGTATCTGCTTAGTTTTGCCCTTACAAATGTCATATACGTATTGGGGGTGTACTTTTAATAGCATCTTATCCCATAGCTTGATTGCTTTAAAAAGGTCGTTTATTCTGTACATTGTGTGTTATAATTTTTCACAAAGATAGTCTACTTCCCCGAATAACCAAATAAAAATATTTTTTTACAAAAGTTTGTAGTTTCAGAATTGTTTTGTACATTTGCTAAACAAAACGATAAAAACATGAATAAGCACAAAGTAACCGTAACATTTAATAGCTACATGAACACACGCATAACATCTACCCCAACATTTCAAAAGTTATTTGGTAGGATTCCTGAAGTAGCTAACAATACAGCACTACCAAATCAAGAATATACATTCATGGCTAACAATACGCTTATGGGTGATATTCAGCGCATGGGTACTAATTTTAGGTGCATACAATCAGTTTCATTTTCTAAAATATAAAACAACATGCCACAAACATTCGAACAAATGCAGTTCACACACGAAGTCAATCAAGGTCAAGATTTCGAAAGTACAGACACTAGCAAGGTAGATAAGTACAAGCCACACGAAGATTTTGACTTTCAGTACCGAGATTACTACGACAGACAAGACAAAGCAGATAATTAATTTTTAACCGATAAAAACACATAACAATGAAAAACCTTAAAAAACTAAGCAGCATTATTTCTAAACTTGAAAGCCTTAAAGATGAGTTAGAAACACTCAAAGAAGGTTTAGAAAATGAAATCGAAACCAAACAAGACGCTTTTGATAACAAGTCTGAAAAATGGCAAGAAAGCGAAAAAGGCGAATCGGCACAAGAGGCAATTGATAAGCTAGATGAAGAATTGCAATGCCTTGATGATGCTTTTAACGAGTTAGATAGTGCATTATCTTCACTTGGCGGAATAGAAATTGAATAATATTTTAACCAACTAAAACCAAACAAAATGAGCGCATTTACCAATTTAATTACGTTTGCTGCAAAACTAGACGGCAAACTACTTACAGAGTATCAGCAATTAATTAACGCCTACATGGATGAAAAGTACAATCTGCAAAATGAACGTATTGCCACATCACAGGCTAATACAGGCACTTTTGAAGTTGTAGCCATAGCAGGTACATCAGAAACGTTATTAACTAACCCACATCAAACAATCGAAGGATGCTAGACATACAAGTAGAAAGCCCCGAAGTACTAAAAATATTGGGCTATATCGTATCAATTGTAGTAGTGTTTTTTACCATAGCTATAATGGTTGAGGGTAAAAGCACCAAGCGCAAAAAACAACACAATATTTTTGACGAAACAGATATATACTAACATGATACCGCAACAATACGAACTAACATTTTACATAGTACTGATAGTAATCGGAATTATTTACCTACTTAAAAAAATACACAATGACTAACAAACACGATTTTACAGGCAAGTCCATAAAATGCGATACATGGGAACAAATGCTGCACCTTGCAAAGTTGGCAGAAGAACAAGGGTATAAAGAAATTATATTTTCAGAAGATAGGTATAAAAACGGCTACAAGTTTTTTGAGGTAAATTCAAAACACAAATACATTAACCTATGTGAACCAGAAGAAGACATAGTAATTAATTATTCTATGTTTATGATTGTTCCATTACCCACTGAGGTAGTAGAAGTAACTAGGTGTGTGGATTGTCCGTTTGCATTTACAGAATTAGAATTTGCTTTATGCTTACACCCTAAAAGCGAAGTGCCACCTTATACAGATAGATTTAATACTTGCCCACTTAAAAAAGCATCAATCACAATCAAATTAAAACACAATGACTAGAAAACGCAAACACGACCTATTCGTAACGTTCCACTACCACACCGCAAGGCGCAACAAACGCAATTACACTAATCTATTCACCAACTTTTTAAACCAACTAAAATGCACATTTTCGAGGCAATCAAACAAAAACTAACCATAGTTACCACATCAATCGAGCAGCGCAATTTCTTAACGCAAGTACTTGATTATATGCAGCAAGAACCAGCGTTGCCGTTTAATAAGGATAATGAGTGTGTATGTGTATGGCTACAGGATAGTACGTACATGTTCTCAATGCAAAGCAAGGAAACTAACCCTATCAGTATTACAGATTGCGAACTAACCTTCAACATAAAACAACTATCCGCAATTTGGAACAAACATAGCAGTACAGTACACCAGTTGCTTAAACGCCCTGAAAATTGGAAACACCACAACATAGCAAGTAAAAATAAATGTGGAAAAGAGATACAAGTTACTTTGAAATTCCAATAGTATTTTGTACATTTGCGTATTATCAATTAAAAACAACACACAAAAACATGGCAACAGAAACACAACAACTACAGTTAGTCAATCCGCAAGACCTTTCATTTGTAGATGATAATATGCTATCAGCTAAACAGCTACAAAGCCTACTAAAGCACACCCCACCGCAATACGTACATACTAGACCTGCAAAGGGTGGCGGTACATGGGAATATGTGTCGGGGGGCTATGTACGTAAAGTGCTAAATCTTATGTTCGGTTGGAACTGGTCATTTGAGATAGTAGATGAAAAAATACTACATGGCGAAGTAGTGGTAAAGGGTAAATTGACTTGTACCAGTAACGGCACATCTATAGTTAAAATGCAGTTCGGCAACAAAGATATTATTTACAAAAAACTACAGCAAGGCGAAACGGAGAGAGTACCGTTATCAATAGGGAATGACCTAAAGGCAGCAGCTACAGACGCACTCAAAAAGTGTGCAGCCGAAATAGGTATAGCAGCCGATATATACAATAAACAAGACTTTAAGGCGGTAATGGTTGATACATCTGTAACAGACATTCAAGACCTAAAAGAACTGTTTGAGTTAAAGCGTGAGGCTATGACGGCAGAACAAATAAAAAACGCTGAAAGGATAATAAACAACACCGAAACAAAATCATACAAAAAACTATTTGACCAACTAAAAGCACTGTAATGAGCATTATAACCAACACACAAAGATTAGGTAATTTCACCAGCAGTAACATTTATAAACTGCTATCTAAAGCTAAGAACGGAAAGGATTTAGGCGCACCTGCATTGACCTATATTGAGGAGTGTAATATTGAGCGTGAAATGGGTATTTATTTAGGCAATGAAACAAGTGCAAGACCTTTAGACTGGGGTAAACACTGTGAGCAGTTCGCATTTGACCACATCAGTACTGAATACATTATCACATCAGACGTGACCACCGCACACCCTACATTACCATTTTGGGTAGGTAGTGCAGACGGGTACAAAGAAGATACGGTATTCGACCTTAAATGCCCTATGACACGTAAATCATTTTTTGGTTTGGTAGGTGGTGACAACATACAAAGTATGATGATGGGATTTACACGCAATGAGTTTAAATATAAGGCACATACAGACGCAGAAAAGTACTATTGGCAGTTAGTATCTAACGCTATTATTTTGGGCAAAAAATACGCTGAATTGATAGTTTATATGCCATACCAAAGTGAACTGCTAACAATCAAAGAGGCTGCTAAAGATTTTTACAACTGGATACATTATAGTGCCGACATTGAACTACCTTATTTACCCGATGGTGGTAAGTTTAAGAACATAAATATTATCCGTTTTGAAGTACCACAATCCGACATTGATTTACTAACAGAATGTGTAACCGAAGCATCTAAACACCTCATTACACCATGATAATAACAGCAAAATACATCGAGGAACAATTTTGGTTGGAGCGAAAGTATAAAGGAGTGCTAACAGTTGAGCGAATAGAACAAGTAGTTTGCAGCCATTTTAAGGTAACTATTGAGCAGGTAAAGAGTAGTAGCAGACGCTATAATATAACCGAATGTAGGCACTTAATTTGGTACTATCTACGAACTACTGGAATGACATTACAAGCCATTACCAATATGTACAACAAAAAAGACCATACAAGCGTAATCCATGCACTGAATAAAGTTGAACGACTGCTACAAAACGATGACGAAATGAAGTATAATGTATCAGCAATTAACACACAATTAAACTTACAAAAATGACCACTAACAGCCAATCAGAACTTAAAGGATTAGCCAAAGATTTACGAAGGCTTTTGTATCTCAATCAAGCGCAAACATTTACAATTCAATCAATACTTGCCAATCCAATTTGCCAACCGATTTTAAAAGACATAATTAAAAAGCAAGTTAACGCAATGAATTATGTTAAGAATGAGATAAAACAAAGGGATAAAGCAGATACATGGCAGACTATACAGAACGAACTGGATAGCGATAGGATGCACGACATTGCCTTACACATTGACTTTATTGCCGACATTGCCAACCTTGCAGAAATAACCGAGATATTGCAAGAACATTATAATGAACAACTAAAATCTAATCAAAATGCCTAACATAGGACACATAAAAGTAAAGGCGGCACGTAACGCATATCACGTGATGGAACACGTAGGGGAAGGTAGTTACAAAAAGATTGCCACATTGTATAGGTTTGCAGATACCCTACCATATCGCAATGCTAAGTGGATGACGCATAATGGAGCGTTAAAGTATCGTGATTTTCCCGACCCAAAAGATAAGGTAGTAAAACCAATTAAAAGCCGTACTATTGCACCACCAAAACCAAAACGCACTAAGGTAGTACAGACGATGGAGTGTACTTTGGCTGCTAAGGATAAAGCACTACAACGCATTGAAACTAAAGAAGGGATAGTGATTGCAGAACAAACAAGACCACAAAAGGTAAGAGTGGTAGTAGATAGTAAGACTTCGATAATGGTGTACCCTAATGAGGTTAATAATGCGATTGCGAGGTTTAATAAACGTTATCAGCAATCACAAGAACAAAGCCACAACCACCAACGCAAACCGATACCAAAATCAAAGGTTAAACAACAGCAGTCAGATTTAATATTTTATAACTAACACACAAACACAAACACACATGTTTAATGCAGACTTTTACCCAACGCCACCAGATGTAATAGAGCAAATGTGTATGGGTGTTACTATTGACGGCAGCATAGTACTAGAGCCGTCAGGCGGTGCAGGTCATATAGTTGACTACCTGAAAGCAAGTGGAGCAAAACAGGTTATATCATGTGAAAAACATAACGATTTACGTAGCATATTAATGCGTAAATGCAAGGTGATATCAGATGACTTTTTAACCGTACAGTCAAGCGACATAAGCCATATTAATATGATAATTGGCAATCCACCATTTAGCAGAGGCGATGAGCATATATTACACGCTTACAAAATAGCACCAGCAGGTTGCACAATAGTAATGCTATGCAATTATGAAACGTATAACAACAGCTACAGTGCTACACGTAAGGAACTACGCACCATAATTGATACCTACGGTAGTTGCACCAATATAGGCGAAGCATTTACTACAGCAGAGCGCACAACCTATACTAAAGTTGGATTAATACGCATACATAAGCAGGGCGAAAGCAAAGCGGAATTTGAAGGGTTCTTTATGGAAGATGAGCCAGCAGAGGTGCAGGGCAACGGCATAATGCCTTACAACTTTGTACGTGATTTGGTTAATCGTTATGTATCAGCAGTACAGTTATATGATAAGCAACTACAGATAGGTGCAGAAATGAATGAGTTAACAAGTTCATTTTTTACAAGTAAGTTATCATTTACATGCCAAAAAGATAGCCTGCCAGTAATGCGCAATGATTTCAAAAAGGACTTACAAAAGTCAGCATGGCAATGGGTATTCACTAAAATGAATATGCAAAAGTATTCTACTACAGGGCTAAAGAGTGATATTAATAAGTTTGTGGAGCAGCAAAGCGAAGTTCCTTTCTCTATGCGAAATATCTATAAGATGATAGAAATAGTGATAGGCACTACAGGCAATAGAATGGATAGGGCTATCATTGAGGTGTTTGATAAACTTACCGAGCATTACAGCGAAAACAGGTATAATGTTGAAGGTTGGAAAACTAACAGCCATTATCTAGTGAATGAAAAGTTCATCATGCCTTACGGAGTTAACAGGGGGTGGAGTGGTGAAATTGAGTTTAGGTGGGGTAGCAAAGGTACGGAGTTAATGGACGACCTACAAAAGGCTTTATGCTTTATAACAGGCACAAACTATGATGACATGTATTCGCTACATAGTGCAGGCAGCCACCGCTACAAAATAGAGGTTGATGGCAAGATATTGATGGATAACAGACACAGCCATTTACCCTATTTAGAAAGTATAGATATTGCACAACCGTATGCAGATAGGTTAATTTCAGAGGGTAAAAAGAACGTAAAAGTAATACCACCGATGCAGTGGGGCGAATGGACTAAGTGGGGATTTTTTGAGATTAAATGTTACAAAAAAGGTACGGTACATTGCAAATTTATTGACACTGATTTGTGGGCTACCTTTAACCAGCATGTAGCAAGGATAAAGGGCTACCCATTACCTGAAGGAATAAAAAACAAAAAAAAGTAAGACATGGACTACCCCACACGCCTAACATACTATCTCAATATGTACCTTCGCTATCTTGCTGAGGGCAACATAAAGAAAACAGAATTGTATCGTAAGCGTGTGGAGTTGCTTTTGAACAATCCACCTAAACAGATAAAAATTAATTATACAGATGGAGAATAACAGATACCGACTAAAAGAAGATAAAGTATTAGGCAAGATTAAGGTAGCAAGTAAGGGAGATATAGTAACGGTGGTATGTATGCATGAGGGTGCAGACGGTATGTTTTGCAAAGTAAGCCGAGAGAAAGACGATAATTTATTTATAGTATCAACAAAACTTTTAACACCAATAATTTAACCGCCAATAGGCACAAAACAAAAAAACATGAGTAGCTTTAATGTAACAGGCACACTGATTGCCAAATCTGAAACACAACAGGTAT